CCCACTGCTGCCAAGAAAGGATAACTCCGTTAGTTATCCTATCCAAGGGTGCATAGTCCCAAAAGGGACTATGACGCAGCCTCTTCCTATACAATAGACGGTTATGCCTAACCGATATAGTATAGTTCACTAGTTCGCCAAAAAGGAAGCTAGCGTAGAGCCCGGAAGGGTTCCACTCTAGCAACCCCAACCCACTAACACCACGGATGGTGCCCTCTAAGATCTGGTATTTGGTCGGTCGTCTCTCCCAAGTCTTATAGACAAAGGATTGATTACGATCATAACCAGGCCTACAGAGATCGAGGGGAACGCGAATACCAGCATCATTATTCTCAACAAAAGGCACTGGGTTTTTACGCTCAGGGCTAAGTTGCGAGAGTAACAATGTAATAGTATTCCTCAAAGGAATACCGGTATACGCAGACCACTCGTTTAGCTGATTGATGGCGACCGTGATATCGGATGGACCATCCAGTCTTCGCAAGAAGACTGGACGAACAGGTTGGCCATTAAACCAATCTGCTCCACACGACTCACGAAACGGACCTTCAAAGAAGGTCTTCTCATGGTTTATAACAAAGCCAAAGAGTTCAAGGTAATGGCAAAGAGGGCGGTACATCTCTGTACAGCAAACGATGTCATCACCGAAAACACTCCAGCGATTGTCGCCACGGACATAAAATATGTCCTTGACAGCCATGAGTATCGCGCTAAATATGATAGTTTGTAATGGGAACGTAAAACCGTTACCCATTGTACTCATCATAAATAAAGGCACAGATGAACCATCAATTTTCGTGTCATGAGAGCGAAGCGTCAAAAGTAGTTCAAAGAACCACTTAGGAAGCAAAAGCTCACATAAGCGGAGACTGATGGAGTCGGAAGCAGCAGACAGGTCAATTGTTGAGAAAGACCCGTCTACTGAACCGATCTGTGCTAGCTGCATGTTATACCGAGGCTGGGACTTTAAGTCAATAGAAAAGAATGACTTTAATCTCAGCTCCAGTATAGATGCTAAACCTAGCTGATAATACATATTCAGACTAGGTTCAACACACACCATGCGGCTAATGCGCGACGTTTTAGGTACGAAGCTGCACTTGCTACCGCTAACTATGCGTGGAAGACCGAATTTCGCGTAGCGTTGGCATTCCGCTTCGGCTAAATAAGGTATCCACTCACTATAGTTCCTATATTCATCATATAGGTATTCAGATGTAGATGTCAGAGTCGAACTAAAATACTTACCATAAAGGGAAGTATGTTTAGTACCGACACTAGCACCGGGACCAGGTCTACCTTGACGTAAGACGTCGTAGTAAGACTGGACAAGGAACTCTCCACCAGGATGAAAGAAGTCAAATAGAATCTTCTGGGTTTGACCCAGAATAACTCTATCAACTTCCCAGCTTGGCGAAAAGCTCCAATCTTTACAGCGGTTATTAGCCGCCATAAAAGCATCTCGAGCCGCTTTGTCAGCCATACTAGTATCCTTCGGTATCCATTTACGGATAATCGAATTCAATAAATATGACGAGGCAAATTGGCGACGAGATACAGCAGGATGAGGCGGAATAGCAAATTCCACAACATCCTGAGATACATCGGAATAAACGGCACTGTAAAGAGCATCCGGACTAAGGCCCAAGTTGCACCTCCAGTAACGTATAAAGGAAGAACTATATATTACTATATAGGATCCAGTTCACCTAAAGGAACATTTAGGAAACCCCAAATGCTCCAGCGATAGCCATGATTATGAGCGAGGCGCTCTTACCGAGCAAACCGGCTTTACTCACAGCAATCGCGGTGACGAGAATTGCTGACGCATGCGAACGAAACCAAGTGAAGAAAGTATTCATACTTAGATCACTCCGGTAACGGTCGAATCGCCAATCGAGGCACTGATTGAATTCAGTGCTCCGATCAGCAGCGACAGCATAGCACGGATATTGGCAGCATCGGCAGAATCGCTACCAGCTGGTATATCAAGCTTCACAGTTGCAAGTGCAACTTGTGCAGCCTGATTAGTCAGCACGGTAACGCCCTTCCGACACACGACAGTATACGTGTTTCTCGGTACGTTAGGTAGAAGTCCTGTACTAGCATTAACAGCCGGCAACTGTCGCAAGACAGCTGGACGGCTGAGAGTGATAGTAAAGGGACGGCTCGGCGAAGACGAAGAATCGACGCCGGTCTGTGTACCGCCAAGGGCGGACACAGCATACTGTTTCCCAGTATTACTGGGAGCAGTATCCGTAGCAAGGGTATACGTCGGAGACGTAAACCCAGTCTGGGCCCCGCCCGTAACGGGTGAGGTTAAAGAAAATGACATTAGTCATTTACTCCACTGATGTCTACATTAAAAGTGAGACAACTTGGTTAATACGAGGAAGAAACGCGGCGAGCATGTTTACATACTGAAGCGGCCTAGTCGGTATACGAAATACCAACTGGGGAACCAAATCAGTAGGGACGAGCTCAGACCTCGTAAACTTCTTTGCAGACCAAGTAGAGCTACCGCCGCTAACATCCGCTTGCTGAGTAATCCAGTAGCAGCCTGCAGGAACCGGACTCCAGTTAACAGAGATCTGATTAGGATCAATGGTAACAGAAGTTTCAGTAACTGTAGTTTTGCATGCATAGACTAAATCAGCAAAAACGAATGAAAGCGAGTCGATTACATCACCAATGTTGGTAAAATAATCAACCATCCACGAATAAGGAAGAATATGAAACAGGGTAGGAAGCCAGTCCTTTGGTAACAAATTGTTATCTTGGAACCAGCCTACTTTACCTGAATCAGGATTCACCTTAGTTCGAACTGCCCCGATATATCTAACGCCATAATGAGAGACGCTCTTATATGGCTGATGGATTGAAGCGAATCCGAAGTTAGATACCAGACCAATAGCACTCGACGTAAGAAGAGTACTAGAAGCCTGGCCATCATACCTTATATCAGAAGAGCCGCTAACACGCTGAGTGGGAAATCTCCTTCGAGATAAATCACCCAGAATGCTTCGCATATCTTCCGAGAAAGGTCGTAACCCGAATTCGAACTCGAGGTAGCTATCCCTAATAGCGTTGATAAGGAAGGGAGAACCCCGCTTATACTTTGAAGCAGATTTCGTTATCTGTTCTAAGTATTCGGAGATCTTTCCCCTAACAGCGCTCAAGGGATTGAATGCACTATGAATGTCATGTTCGAAGTGTTTGATGCTGCGACCGGTAAGATTACCGTTCGTTTGAGCCTCATTCACCTCTTGCAAGAATTTTCTAATGCAGCGGTTGGTTGCGTCGGTAACCACAGAAGCACTCACAGATGGAGAAGCTGGGAAGAGCGCAGGTACCATGTACCCGAGAACTTCGGCAGACTGCCATGTGCGAGAATGAGGAGTGGCAATCGTCGCGTATTCAGCATAACAACGAATGTCGATGTAAATAGGTAGACCGGTAAAATGAGTTCCACTGCAAGCAGTGGTAGCATTTATACCAAGACGTACCTGATCACGCCAACGTGGGTTGTCAACACCATCAAACGTAGAAGTAGCTTTAACAGCTACTGTAGGTAAGATGGTCTGTTCCTGATGAGTTCCACTAGAGTTCGTATAAGACGAACTAAAAGCTCGACTCAAAGAGAACGGAGTTACACGATGATTGGTCATCCGACTTCCTTGGTTAGCTAGGTGGGTGCTACCCACTTCGCAGAAAAGCCCCTAATGGGGACCCTATGAGAAGCTACTCTAGACCTAAACCATAAAAGGCAAGGTCATGGAGGTAACCCCTCCTAGAGAGGCACCGAAAGGTG